ATACTATAACTTAATTAGGGCAAATAACATTAGGGGGAGTTTATATTAAAAAATGACATATAAACAACTTAAATGTATAACCTATAATATATTATCAAAATGAGTATTACAAACCAAAACCAAAACCAAACCGAATATGATGAAGAAACTGGCGAAACCTTTTATGGTATTTACGCAATGCAACCAAACAGAAACCCAATTAATAATCCTTTTAATATGGTTATTAATGAATTAAATAAATATACTAAAAAATCTAGCATGTTAAATTATCATAGAATAGTTATGACTGATATAGTTAAAGAAGTAAAGGACCGAAACCTATATGGTAGAGTAGTTAATAATAAGACTGGTATAAAATGTAATTATAGTAATAATAGAAAACGCCAAATATTTCAAAATCAATTACCATCATTAAGAAGACTTACTAACAATTCTTTTTTAAATTACCAAATTAAAATATATCCCTTTAATGACGACGGCAAATATGACTATCATAGTCCCCAAGCATACCCCCCTATAACTCTTACATTAGACGATATATTAAAAGAAACCCCTATTATATTACCTAACGAAGTAAATTATAATCTAATATTTTGTGTGGATAGGGAAGGCAAAGATGTAGAATTAGAAAGAACCAACTACATAAAGTATGTTGTATCTAGTAATTATAAAATATCTGGAAATATCCTACAACCAACCGAACAATTTACAACACTAACCAAATATCCCTTACGCAATTTAACAAAGTTTTTTAGTGATACACTTTTAGACTTATCAATATTTATGGTAATCCCAAAACCCCGACGACAATATCAAAGAACCCGACATCAAAATAAACTATTAAGTTTATTAGTAGGAATGAAGCGATGGGATAAAAAAGGAAATCCCTTACTAACTGGTTGTAAAGCACAACGATACTATGATAATAGTTTTGTAAATGTAATTGAATGGAACTTTAAAAATTATACTACAAAAGGAAACCTTGAAAACTTTATGATTACATGCGGATATATACAAACTAAATTATCAAATACCAATACCCCTATTACTGAAAAAGCAATAAATAAAGAAATAAAAACTATTTCAAAAACATCATATAAAGAACTCTCCTTATGGATTTACAAACAATATTAAATGAGGGACGCCTATAATAGTGTAGTATAGGGTAGTATAGGGTAGTATAGTATAATTTATATTTTTTCTAATTGTAAAAAATATAAATATTGTAAGGTAAAATTGTAAGGTAAAATTGTAAGGTAAAATTGTAAGGTAAAATTGTAAGGTAAAAAAATGTATATAGTATATTTAATATTAGGGCAATTCAAATACTTAACACTTACACCCTTGAACCAGTTAATACGTCGACCTCAATAGAAACGCCGTATGTAATGAAGCACCATAAATCAATAGGTTTTAAAGAAACATTTTGTCCTATAATTTGGACGGATTTAGGCACTGCCTCTTCAACGGGCAACATGCGAGAAACATTAACATACCAATACGACTGGTTCATTTCAAATCCCAATGATGAAATCAACGAAGAAGTTAAACCATCTGTCATACCACCATTAACCGCATTCTGCCCTGAAAATTGATTATTCCATTGTTCTACCGCGTATCGTTCTGTATTATAAATAGCATTTTGTCCTGAAATCACTACATTAAAATTAGAAAACATACATAAGGGAGATGATGAGGCGCACCCAGCAGTATCAAATGGCGACTGAAACACTGGCGCACCGAGAATAGGACTACCCCCAGCAGTGGACGCACTATAAAATGGAATAAGAAGCACCGATTTAATATTAGCAATACCATTAGTAAGAAGATTATTGAATGTTCCCCCAGCACTAACATTAATAACTTGATACTGATAAACATCTTCATAAATGATTTTCTTGACGGGAGAGGATAAATAAGACTGTTCAAAAATAGGATTAAAGGTATAAGCAGGGACATACAAAATTACAGATTGACCTAATGGACTATCCGCATATCCAACGATACTACGGGTAGGTTGATGTAGGCACTTACCCCCAACAGACAGAGTAGAGTAGTAAGTAGCAACCGCACCAGCACCCACAATAGGAGGAAGAATTACAGACCCACCAGAATTAGCAACACCAGAGGCAACCATAAGAGGCAATACACCACCAACGGCAACAGCGCTATTTTGATAAGATAATGACGCCAATACCCCAGCACCCGCAGCAGTAGCCAGGATTTCAGTAGAGCAGTTATTTAAGTTCATAGTCATTTTAAAAAAAGTTCCTTTCAATAGGGGGCACATAGAAAAGAATGAATGAATATGTTTTAAATAAATTGTAGCAGTAATAGCAAACTCAATAATACCCCCAGCACCAGCGTTATTTTGTTTCTTAAAAATATAAGACTTCCATAGGGTAGTAGCAGATTGAGCGGGTAGAATAGTTGAGTAAGCAACCCCACCAACACCAGCGATCGCGTCAGGGTCATAGTTAATATATTGTTGTCTTCTTGTAAATCCTACATTACCAGCGAAAGAAGCATATGAGTTAAAGGCAGAGGTAAGATTGGTTTGTGATACACCACTACCAGTAATGGAATTAAGATTATTACATATACCAATACCAGACAACCCAGCAACAGCATTAATAGCAAAGGAAAGCGGATCGTCGGGATAAAATCCAATAGTCGGGCCTTGTGTAATAATATCACCCCAAGACAAAGTAGTCATAAGTTTAAAAGTGTTATACATGTTGATATATGGCGTTTGTTGAATAATAGTAGTTCCGTTCATATCCAAAGTAAAAGAGTGAATAACATTACCAAACCAATTTTTTAGTCCAACAGCATAATCCGCAGAAGTCCCAGTAGTAGCGGGCGCAAAAGCAGTTAAAGCAGAAGTTCCTAATGTAAGCACCATAGGAGTTAAAAAATATGCCTCTCTATACGACATATACTTATTAGAATTACTTAATTGTGAAGTATCTATAATACTTTGGTTAGAGTTATAATTTTGGTTCATATTATCCAGAATGTTTAACCAATCCTTTTTAATAAAAACATTCGGCGATCCATCAATTTCCTCACTTAAATCATAAACCAGTTTATCGCAAGACATTATAATATATTGTAAGATAATAATTTAAAAGATTTAACCGCCTAAACTTCCTTTAAATAGAAAACTTAATATTTTGTTCTTTTTTGGCCTTTCGGGATTTAATAGCACTCAATGCCTCTAATCTCGGTATTATATTTTTTAGTCCAGCCTTGGCGCCACCTCTTCCTTTAATAACAGACCCTACCAATTTATTTGTAGTATTCATATAATCGTCCAACGAAGCATATGAAGATTGTCCCCCTAAACCTCCATCTAACAATACACTACCAGCACCTCGTCCAGTCATCGCTCTCGTATGTCTCATAGTTGTTAATCTTATCGATCCCCCAGTAAAGTAAGCATTTTTTACCATTATAATATAACTACACAAAAAAATTAGTTTATATTGCCCTATTTTTATTGTATAGGGGTGTATGAGTGTATAAAGGTATGGGTTCCGCCCCATACGACGAAGGAGTAGTCCATCATTATTTATAAATCAGCAGTTAGTTTTCGTTTTAAATCCCTCAATTTTAAAACATTACACATGAGAGATGTTAATAAACTAATCTGTCTATGTTCGGTGGTTGCCTTATGTTCGGTTGACCCGCTCTTAATGCCTTGTAATATTTTTAGTTGCTCTTGTAAAAAACAATCATAAACATTATCTAAATATTGCTCTGTTAAATCCATATAGTATATATATATCTTTTAAAAAACCATGTTTAAACGCCTAGTTCGTCTCCGTCTTTAATGGCGAGTAGTATAGTCATCTGTGGGTCATTCAATTTAATAGGCGTTAAGTTTGTTCCTAAAAATTGTAATTGTAATTCGTTATATGTGCCGTCTATTAGTTTGTTCCATATAAAAGCAGGGGGTCTTTCTATAATGAGTTCTCCTACCGCCCCTTGTGGGACGAGTGCGTAAATAATACTGGACGGAATAGAGTAGGGATTATTAATATTTGACATAGAAAAGTAAATACTACTATTTGGTTGCACATTAGGGTTAGTTGTAGATATATATGACAAAGTGCCGTTTGTGAGTTTTGAAACATATGGCGACACTGGGGGGACATATGCGTTTGCTACATTTGCGTTTGTTTGAAATCCAGAAACATACCCTACAATAACATTAAAGTTAGGTGGTATTGTTAATACTGGGTTTTGCGCTATTGTTGGAAACCCTCCAAATCCAACAGGAATAGTATAGGTTGCGGGTAGTGCGACTGGAACTAAAAAAGTATTAAGTTGAACGGCATAACGAGTAGGGTTTAAAATCATTTCAGCATAATATACAAACTTACCGCTACTATCAATAATATAATGCCCGTTAGTAATCATAACAAATTGAAAATATGCGTTAATTTGTGCTATTTCGTATAATCCGTCAGGCATTACAACTTGGTATGTAGTAGTAATACCAGCACTCGTCCAAGTATAACTAAATGTATTGTTTTGATATGATGCCGTTATATTAAACCAAGAGTAATACATGCTTACAGAAGATACAGCGATTGAATTATTCTTAAAGTAAATTGAGTTAGGAAACTTATAAATAAGACGATTATTTTGCCCGTCTTGAATTAAGTTTTGTTGGTTTATCACTAATGTTCTCATTATACTAAATAGTTAGATATAAAATATAAAGGGATACTCCATTTAAAACCCTCTAAATAAACTTATAGGGAGGTGTATGAGGATATGGGTTCCGCCCCATACGACGAAGGAGTAGTCCCTCATTTAACATAATATTTTTGTCTTGGTATATATACCTTAATACCTTGACCTTTCATTTTCAGGGCATCACTTCTATACGATCCGTCATAACTTGGTATTGGTAAATGTAAATCTATTGGGATTTGACTACCTCCAAAGAAAAAAGGCACTTGACTACCGCCACTTGTCATTTGCGGTATTCTACTATTTGGTAAATCAGGATTTAAAACTTTTGGATTGTATGCGTAAGTATAACTCATTATATAATATACTTTTAAAAAAAACTTATTTAATATTTATTGTATAGGGGTGTATGAGGGTGTCCCTCATTATCTTTGACTATATGGTATTGTTTCAGGTTCTGTATGATGTTTATGTTCTTCTAAATCTACTTCCGCCTCTATATCCCTTTCAATTTCTAAACCGCATATTTTACATTTTTTACATTTACTATCATATATAGTTTTTAAAAATGCTCCACATAAAGCACTTACAGAAGTTATAAGAAACATAATAATAGTATCGTTCATTAATATATACTTTTAAAAAAATATAGGAAACCATATTAAGTATTTAAATTATAAGTAGGCGGTAAAACAGGATTGGATACTCTGTATTCTTCATATTTAGACTTATTCCCTAAAATCTCATTATTAACTATTTCGTTAAACTCAATATCTACTTCGGCATTAGATTTAATAATATAGTCCTCCATAATACTTATAATCTTTCTTCTAATCTTGGGTTGTAAATCAGTTGGGTTAGTATTTGTTGGGTGGTAATTTAATTGAGATAATGCTATTACTTTACATTTCATCGCCTTATCCTTAAACTCTTGATGTGTTTTAATCTCGTCTGTCGGTTGTAATATTAAGTTTGGTCTAATAAACTCCATATAAATAATTAAGAAAAAAATTAATTATTTATAAACGCCTCTCTATTTTATAAGTTGTTGTATAAGTTTATTGTATAGGGGTGTATGAGTAGTCCCTCATTATACCTCCTCATCAGCATAATTGAAAGTATCGGGGTCTAGTATTTCAATTCCCATAATCATTTCTGCTTTTTTACTTGTATGCTTTGGGGCATTCACTAACTCCCTAACATATTTATATATTGTATTTTGTCCGTATAATGCTTTTTTATTGATTGATAATTCAGTGTAAATACTACTCGCTTTAATAGTATCATATATGTATTTTAATGATAATGTTTTTGTAAAATCTGGAGTTAGTCTAAATGATGCGTCAAATAATCCCTTGGATATATCCAGATTTCCCATGTATTCATTTGTATCATCTCTTGTAAGTGGTGGTGTAATAAACTTTATGGATAGTAAGATAGGGTCGTAAAACTTTACATATATACTTGTTAATAAATCAAATAAATAGGGGCGTATAGATATTTTAAAATCCTCGGTTGTATAGTAGGGGTTTGCCTTACGATATTGAATGCCGTTAATAATCTTATCTATTTTGGTTTCGTCATCTGTAAAGTTGGTATTAAACTTTAATACCTTATATCTACGATAATCTGCTTGTGCAGGTTTCCCATCTAATTCAAATGCGTCATTAATTTCTAATACGAGTAATGATGAAAGTTTAAATGTTTCAGTTGTTTTTTGGTATAGATTACGCCCCTCTAATGTTCCTCCTCCCGTAATATTTCGTAAAAGAGTTGCGTTAATAACTCCCCCTACTTCTTCAATATCAATATATCTTTTATTTTTTAATTTCATAATTTCAGGTGAGGCACTATTCGCTCTCGCCATGTCTTTTAAAATTGATGCGCTTGGTTTATAAAAATAATCTCCTAACATACAACTCATTAATCCCGCGAGTAATCCTTTACCATTACCTCCTTGCCCTTGAAATATAATGGCGTTTTGGTATGCGTATCCATCTAATCCAGTTGCTAAAACTTGTATTAATAAATCTCGTTGTTCGGGTATGGATTGTATAGTATCCAGTATAGATATTAATGTTTCTCGTAAATTAGTTTCCTCTTCGGTTTCATATGAAGGTTCAAAATAATCCCAACCAGTAGTTAATGTAATATAGTCGTCGTATTGATGTTGTCTAAACTCTTGTGTTAAAATATTATACACTCCATTATTAAATCCTAATAAATGTGTTTTTTTATCAAAAAAATCAACTGGTTCATTTGGAAGGTTGCTTTCTAAATGATGAGTAATATTTTTAATGGAGGTTGGATTACTGGTTAGTTTTCTTAAATCTTTACTTATACTGCGTTTATAGGTGTCGTCCATAAGGTCTTCCTCTATATCTTTATAAACCGCATTGTATAAATCCTCGCTTATATATTTGGTAGTCATAAACCTACTTGATTTGTCGGTTTCATCATACCATTTACCATGTTTATAAACATAAAATAATCCATTAACTCTTTTAAAATATTCTCCATATAATTTAGTTGTCTCATCTCCTAATCCCTTCTCACATAAAATATTATCCCAGTTTTTAGAAGTTGGTGGTATTCCAGTAGGGCAGTCTATTATAACCTCATCAAAAGGTTTAACTACAAACTCAACTGGTATATTAAATATTGTATTAATATGATTATAAATATCTTCTAAAATAGTAGGATATGCCGTATCTTCTAATATCATAAATCCGTCTTGTGATGGTATGATGTTGGATAATTCAAAATCCTTATATTCTACCAAATAAGATATGGCGCTCTCTTGAATATTGCGTTCTATTGTCATATACCATTTACTAAATACGGATTTCTTGATTTCGGGTAATGTATAAGTTGGTTGTTCTTTCTTAACTTCTGCTACTATTTTGGGGTTATTAGAAAAAACCAGTTCTCTCACATTATCTAATTCATCTTGTATTTTATAAATATTCTCGTTCTCTAACATTTTATCTTTTGTATTTGGTGTATGCTTTACAATCCATCCCTCATAAGTTCCGCCAGTAATCATAGTTATAAATAACGCTTTTGCGGTGGTTCTATCTACCTTATGAGTTGTCATAACTCGTTGTAGGTATAACTCTCTATTTTCTACATAGTCATTTAATCTAACTAATTTATTATAGTTGTTGTTTTTTGCTATTACGGTTATAATGGTTGGTTGTGCGTTCTTCATGTCAATATCTATATAAATACCATTACAGAGAGTATGCCTTAATGTTCTTCTCATAACAGACATTGATAAATATGATGTCGGTATGGTTCTGTTAAACTTTTGTCCTTTTGGTAATGAGTGAGATGTATTTATATATTTGTCTGTTGGATTGGTGTTTTGTATATATTTTTTTAGTTGTGTTTTGTCGTCTTCATATCCAAAGGAGGTAAGGTTTGGTTCAGTGGCGTTATTGGTTTTCATATATCCGTATAGTTTAGAAAAATTGGGTCTTTCTCTACATTTTACGCCATCATATATGCTCTTGGTTTTCTTGGTAATCGTCCAGTTAGTTAAAAGTTGGTTAATCGTAGTTGTCATTATACATATATATATATATAATCTTTAAGTCGTTTATATAAGTTTTTCATATAAACTCCCCCTAATGTTATTTGCCCTTTAAAAGTATATTTTGTAATATAGTTATTATACTTATATATTTTTGTTATGGTAAATGGTAATAATAGTAATAGTAATAGTAGTATTATAAGAAATAGGTAAGAAGTAGGAATGGGGGAGGGGGAGGGGGGAGGTTCATACAGAACTTTCACATAGAGGACTAACCAAAATAAAAAAAATAAAAAAAAAAACCATTTTAAAAAAAAGTTTGTCAAAATCTCCCCCCCTCCCCTTTCCTCTTTTTTGGTATGAGAGCATAATGAGGTAAATTATATTTTTACACTTATCCAAAATAAAACTTATGCTGGGGGGGTTTATATGGCGATTTTTTCATATAAACTTTTAAAAATAAAAGGGGTAAAGGGGGTAAAAGCTGTATAAGCGGAAAGTAATTTAAAAAATGTTGTATATATAATTATAAATGACAAGCACCAATAACTTAATAGACTACCTAACGCAACAAATCAATACTATACACACTCAAATACAAGAGAATAAATTACAAGATAAAACATATAGATTACTGGTTAAAACCGATAAATTACAAGAAAAAAAGGATATATTACAAGCAAAACTGGATAGAGTAGAATACAGATTAAAATATAAAAATGATGTATTACAAGCAAAGCATGATAAGTTAGAATGTATCCCAACATTATTTAATACATTTTTTAGAAAAACCGACAATCCAAACGACAAAATACCATTACAACTCATATGGGATACTATTAGACCAATAACTAACAATCAAATAATGAGAAATACCCTATACAAATATGTTAGAGAGTTATTTAATGTTCCAGTTCATACCACTAAAAAGGCAGAAATCATATATGGTATAATAAGTATTTAATAAATGGTTCTCATTAACTAAATATTTATAAACTAACTTATCCATAACTTATCCATAACTTATATATTATTGTATAGGGGTGTATGAGGGTGTCCCTCATTATTGTATAGGGGTGTATAGGGGTGTATAGGGGTTCATATAACAATCCCATTTTTAATATTGTAATCTGTTAAAATACATAAAACAACATCAAGTGGTATTTTATCCAAGTCATTTTTAATACGACAAACCGCGGGGTAATGATCGGCATATTTTAACCAATCCTCGGTATTTCGGTTATACTTATTTTTATAGTAGGATTTCTTATTAATTTCTTTTATTGCGGTGGCGTCTTCGGCATACTTGCGCCTTTTGTATTCTCTCATATATGTCGTTCGGTCAGTTTTAGGGCATTTTTCAATATTAGTAGTAGTAGTTAAACTCATCTTATATATAGTATTAATATTTATTTATATGGTTTTTTCATATATAAATAAATTAGTATTCCATTGGTGGGGTATTCCCTTGGTGGGGTATGGTATGATTACGCATAAGTTATTCTACCGCGATATGATTTTATTGTTGGACGGCATTTATTACATTGATTAATTTTTCGGTTCTTATGCGGTTCATTACATATTTCACATGTTCTACCGCTATGCGTCATAAATCGTTTAATACAACTATTACCTACAACTAATACAATCTTTCCGTCTGGACTTGCGATATAACAATTTTCTTCTATATGGTGCCCACATATACAACGATTTGCATGTGGTGGTTGTATAATAGTGGTCTCCTTCTTATTAATTAAATTGAAATAGTTTTTATGACTGCTACAATCCCCTCCAACATATTTAAAATCTCTAATGACTGTATGATAATTCAATCCTTTATTTCGTAATCCATTATAAAATGCTTCATATACTCCCCTAGGAGTTCGGTCATCTTTATTAAAAGTATAAAGATTTAATAGTTCCGCTGTTAATACACTCACAATATTAGTATTCATTTTATAATGAATTATAGGATATGTCTTTAAGTAGGTGTTTATATGGTTTTTTCATATACACTCCCCCTCCGTTTGCGTATGTAGTTCTTTTTTCTTAATAAATATTTGGCGCGTTGTTCTGCGGGCATTGTTGCGTAATACCATCGCTGGTATTCTAACATTTTTTCGTATTTTTCGTTAGATATATATGGTTTAGTGTATAGGGGTGTATGAGGGTATGGGTTCTGCCCCATACGACGGAGGAGTAGTTCATCATTAGTATTAGGCATAATTAATAATTTACTAAATCTTTATATAAATTATTAATTATATACTTCAAGGGGGAGGGGGAGGGGGGGAGATTTTAACAAACTTTTATTTAAAATGGTTTTCCTTTTTTATTTTTTTATTTTGGTTAGTCCTCTATGTAAAAGTTTTGTATAAACCTCCCCCTTCCCCTCCCCCCTTTCCTACTTCTTACCTATTTCTTATAATACTATATACTACTATTACTATACTTACCATTTACTATAACAAAAAATATATATAAAATATAATAACCATATAATATACTTTTAAAATACAAAATCTCATAAATCGTCATGGTATATACGAAAAACTCATATAAACTCCCCCCCATATTAATAACCAATCTCAACCAACTCTAAAAGTAATGCCTTTGCTTGCGATAATGGTAATAACTTTTTACTAATCATTTTAACAATCAATTTTTTAAAATCCGCTACTAACTTACGACTATCATTACCAGACATAATTTGCCCCTTGTATATTTCAAATTGGTTTATGTCTTGGTCGTCGTCCGTCTTGGTAGGTGCTTCAATACCAATACGCTCTAATAAATTAGAAGACTGCCCCAGTTTATACAAATATTCTCGTTCATCGTCGGTTAATTTAGATAATTGCGTATAAGATGGATTAGTTCCTTTAATAATACCGCCTATAATATCCTGTAAAGTATGAGATACTAATTTAATACCCATTCCACTAACATATGCTCCCTTTCCTTTACGGATTGAGATAATACCAGTTTTTAATTTATCTTGATTTATAAACACTTTTCCAAATGGTATAAAATTAGAGATTGGTAAAATGCCTTTGGTATGGTCTATGGTTATATGTTTTTTTAAACCTTTACCATGTTTAACGGATACTGGTTCGTAGGGGTCTGGTTTTAATTCTCTGTCATAAACTCCACTCATACTAAAACTGGGTTCATTAATTCTCGCGCTTAATGCCTCGCTTATTATCATAAATACTGCCTCATAATCCCGTTTGCTTAATTTAGTTCCCGTTTCTATACGCCTATTTACTACACTCTCATAATAATTTTCTATTGATGGGCGTTGTTTAGAGATAGGGTATAAAATAGTATATAACTCCGTTGTCATTTTTTTCAACTCTCTCTGTTTTAGTTCTGCTGGATTTATACTATCTAATTTACCATACTGCATTTCAAATGCTCCTACTTGGGCGGTTATACTTAAAGGTCTTTGCGGTATTAATGATGGTTTTGGTGATGTTGCTTTTTTTCCCTGTTCTGGTGCGGGTGCTGGTGGTAGGTCGGCATATCCCCCTATGTTAATAGGTTCGCCTCCTCCTTCTCCTCCTCCGCCTTGTTTAAACTCATTTATTAAATCTAATGTATCTATTGCTTCTTGAATGCTATTTTCATCAACCGCCAGTATATCCCTTAAATCTCTGGCGTATGTATCGGCCAGTCGTTCGTCTTTTCTTGTAATTGCGCTTACGAGTTTTTGTAGTATTTGCTCTACTTGCTTTTTAGTTGCGACATCTACAAATATATCATTAAGTCTTCCCTGTATTAATGCCCTTACATCTACATCTTTTATTTGCCCTATAAATGTAAGTTCATTTACTAATTCTATTAATGGGCGATATGATTGTAATGTATCCCGTAGTGATTGTAATATACCATATTGTATTTCTTTATTAGTATCTGCGATTTGTAGTATTTCTGCTACTCTCATTAAAGTTGCCTCATTTACTAAATCCCTAATTTGTTCTGCTCCTATAAGTAATTTACTCCCCGCATTCTGCTGTAATCCATATGCGACTTCATTAACCTCACTGGATTTTAACATGTATTTCATTAAATAGTTTATAAAGATTGGGGCGAGTATTCCTAAACCATATTTAGGTTTCAATTCTTTATAAATGGCGTTTATGTTTTGTGCTACAAATTGTAATGCTTCTGGGGTTAAATCACTTATGACTGCTTGGGCGTTTTCTCCGTCCATTAAGTTCCCTAATTGCGCCCTTACTTCAATTTTAAGACGCTCTATATCTGCGAGACGCTCACTTGTTAATCTCATATCGGTTGGTTGGGTAGGAGTTTGTCCTGTTCTTTTATAAATCTTGTTTGCTTGTAGGTTTGCGTCATTAATATTTGCTTGAAGTGCGATAGTTGCGAGATATTGCTGTCTGTATTTACTCGCATCGCTTGGTGATTTTAATGGTAGTCCGCTCATTATATAATAGAGTTATACAATTATTTTTATAAAGACACTGGTATTTTTAGGTATGTTTATATGGTTTATATGATTTCCCCAACATGTATGATTTCCAGAAGACCTCGCCTAAAACGCTTACTCTTATCCTCGTCCATATCAATAACTAACGGAATAAACTTTTCGGCAGTTGCATACTCGTATATTTTTATGAGTTCGTATTTATCAACCCCTAACCCAAACTCACTTAATATGACATTAACTTCTCTATTACCAGATAATTTCAATATAACCATATAATTACAATTATTACGGATTATCTTTGGTATTCTAAAATAAGATTGAGATATGAATATCACAGATACATTAAGTTTTCTTGCCCTAATATAATAATTTTCAACCATACTTAAATCTTTACTTAACACTAAATCGTCCCAAACGAGTAGGTGGTTGCGGTCTTTATCATAATCGTCAAGTTTAGGGGTATGTTGTAATCCTTCCTTAATAATGATTTGGTCTGAAATTGTTGTAATCCATTTATAAAGGGGTTCGTCTTTATTACGAGTAATAATATGAATACTACTAAATGTTCCGTTTCCTTGACTAAATAGATGTAATAGGTTTATTAAGAAATTGGTTTTACCACTACCACTTGGGGCAACTACACACATTCTAAAAGGTAGTTTAAGATGATGTAAATGAAAGTTTGGGTTCTCAACTTTATCAAGATAAATAGATGGTATGCGTTCATACATATTTATTATCTTTCCGCCGCCTTCAATTTTCTTTTCTTCTTTTTTAGACATTAATAATATATGATGATATTTTAACAACTCGGTTATAACTCGTTTATTTAAGTAATTAATAATAATATACAGAGTATATATAACATGTCTGGAATTAGTTACGACCCCCCATTAGAAGATTTGGCGATTTTTGACCCGTCTGTATTTATATACGACCAAACAGCACTTACTCAACAATCGGCAATAAATAATTTTTTAGCATATCCTACGGCACAAGGCACAGAAACATTTGGCGACCTTATTAGTAATGGGACAGCAACCTTAAATACGGCGACTTTATCAAATACTCTTTCACTCACTAACGGAATATATAGTTCAACATTAGATATGGACGCGTTTAACGACTTTTCAATTACAAACAACAAGGCAAACCAACGAATTATTCTTCAATCGTTAGATACAAGTTTAATCGCTACAAATACGGCAACTCTTGGCGCTTCGGCAAACGGCGGGTTTGTAGTGAGTAGTTCAATAGGGCGGGCAATTACAGCGCTTTCTACTTCGGCGAGTAGTAATACTAATTCGGTAGGAATTAGTGCTACTGCTTCACGCGTCGCTATTGAAGGAAAATCAAACTCCCCATCCGCTTCTTCTACCCGAAGTATCGCTCTTGGAGTGGCGGGCGATATTATCTTCAATAGCATAACTCAAACAAACGACGGATTTATAATAGGTGGTGATACTACGAGTAATGTGGGAGCATTGACATTATCTACATATTCATCAACTCGCTTGGGTATTCGTATCAATAGTAATAGTGGTGTAGGAGCGGTAAATAGCATAGAAGTAGCGGGCGCATTAATCCAATTAAACGCCACTACAACTGGGGGTTTAACTTCTACAACTCCTCAACCCGCATCTACCGATAATTCAACAAAAATACCGACTACGGCATGGGTTCAAGGGGCATTACTCGCAAATCCCGCAATTATACCATACTATCAAACTACTTGTTTTTTTAGAAATCTCTCTTATGGACGCTCGGCGAATATTGTTTTTAATTTTTCGGGCCCCGCTTGGGGATTGAATGATTTTTTTACTATCAATTTCCGTTATGAAGTTAATAGTGTATTGACTGCGAGTGTATCCCCTCAACCAACAACAGATTTTACGATAATAAGTGGGACTATTGATATTTACCCTTATCGTTGTCCCGTTAATGTGGCGACTGATACTGCTTATGGTATAGGTCAAGCATCAACTACTCCCTCCAATTTTCCCCAATTCAATAATAATATTTATAAACCATCAACATCATCATATTCGTCCGCATTTGATTTGGGGACAAATGACCCAACCTATTACCCATATGGTCGTTATTTTTGGGTTTCTAACTATTCTATAACTCAACAAGGCACTCAATACTCTCAAACATCGCCAACAAACGGATTATTACCATTACAACCATATATTCCTACGGGGTCGGTAGGACAACAAAACTTCGGTTTTGCGCTATGGAACTATAACACTACAAGCACATACACACAATATAACAACTTATTTTTACAACTTGTTAATAGAGGACAGAACCCAATAACTATAACGGGGAATTATTTAGTATTCGCTGATGCGGTCGTTAAGACTTCTGGATTTTAATATAATGATATGTTATAAATGACTACCCAATATATTAATCAAGCAGTTTCTTATAGTGATGGGGTTAATACTTTAACACTAAACCCAAATGTAGGACTTCAAATAACCGATGGGACAACTACACTTACATCAAATACTACTGGTTTTACTAACGGCGTTCAATCCCTATTATTTAGTGATTTATACGCAGGAGTTCAAAAAACAGAAAGTATTCAATATGCTACATCAACCGCTACTACCTTAAATATACAAGACACTATTTTTATAGATAAAGTAGGATTTACGCCAACAACTACAATTGACAACGACAGTATTACTATTATAGGAGGAGGCGGATTTTTTGGGACTTCGTCATTAGGATATGACGGATTAAGTATTGAAGATAATACGAATACAATTTCGGTTGTATCAACCCCAACGGAAATCACTTTATCAAGCGGAATAACTTCTAATACATTAACCGCTACAAATTGGAGCGGAAATTATCAAAGCGTTAATACCACAACGAATATTACCCACTACCTTAATTTTAGTGACGCTAGTGGGACGGGGTATGGTAAATCTCAAAAGACTACTGGTATAACATGTAATCCTTCTACAAAGACTATAACCGCTACTACCTTTATAGGGGCATTAAGCGGACTGGCGACCAACGCATCTAATATCGCAATTACAAGCGATAATACAAGTGGGGCATACTATATACCATTTTCTAAATTGAGTGCTGGGACAAATCCTTTATACATAGATGATACTACAAGTCCTCTTACTTATAATCCTTCAACTGGTATTATGACCTCTTTATATTATAGTGGCGATGAAATACGACCTATAACCCAAAATCTCGCTACTTATGCTGGGAGCACTCTATCAGTAAGCGGGGCGTCTAACGGACAAAATGTTAGTAGTCGTAATTCGTCAATAGTTATTAGTGGGGGTAGTGGTAATATAAACGCACTTACTTTAACGAATATGGTAGTAAATGGGACATATAAGATAGGCATTCTTAATTCAAGTGGGTCAAACCTTACAATCAATACGGGATTAGGGGCAAACATACGAACCCTTTACTCGGGAGGTTTTAATGTATCAAGTGGGCGATATGCCCTAATGACGATTGATGTTATTGTTATAAATGGGGGAACTCAATATATAGTTAATGCGACCCAATTAACTAACTAAATATTTTTTTATAAAGTATATATATGGCGCCACAAATCCAAACAATAAGATTACAAAATGTAGTGTATAATGTAGAAATTATAACGGGAGAAATGGAGGTCGTTAAGGAGTTATTTTTACAGAAAAGGGAACAAATCTCAATACTTACCGACCAATTATTACGAGATAATAGAGAATTAATTGATTTACAACAACAACTTATAACTCTATATATTCAAACAACGGGACAATTTCCATCAAGTTAAAATATCCAAAAAATTAATCTTAATAATATATAAATGGAGTTTATTAAAAACTTACATATTTTACAAGAAACGAGATTAACAAGCGACCTATTAGATACAACCAATATAGACCAAGACCATATACCACTTATTAAACAATATTTAGATGACACCACACAAGCACCAATATTATTTTATAATTTAAGTAAAGTCATTATTGAACGAGAGCAGTGGGTATATGGTTGCGACACTGGAATAATAGGTAGTGCTGAATATAGTATATTTACGGACTATAAAAAAACCCCACAATATACAAAAACTAAATTATATACTATTTTGGTAATTCATATTGAAGATATTTTTGAGATAATGAAAAACACCATTAAAGAAGAGATTGAAAAATATGTATCAATGGACGCTGTTGAAGATATGGAAATGTATAATTTTTATACGCCATATGTAGAAGACTATATCTATTGTCATACACTTAATTTAGAAAATGAAGAATGCCCTATATGTTATGATATACCCCCTACAAGAATTACATTGAAATGCGAACATACTATATGCGATGAATGTAAGGAAAGCATGTTAGTAGCCCATCATACTCACTGCCCCATATGCCGAACATCAATAATACCAATTAAATTAACAAGGAAAGAGTTTTATGATAATTTGGATTTTGAAGATATTGAGGAAAATGTCAATTTTGATAAATATACCAATTTTTTAATAGAGGAAGGATTAACCATAACGAACTGCTGTAAAATGGATTATACTGGAATTGAAATATTGAATTACGAATTATTTACAATATCGTAATTTCTATAATACTTTTTTATAGAAGTATAATATAAATGCCGAGATTTATAAAAGGAAGTGAAGAAGCCAAAGAACACATGAGAAAGATTAGAGAAAAAAGAGGACAACCCAAACCAGAAGGATATGTAGCACCACCGAAGAAGGATAAGAAACCAAAAAAAGAAGAGGAGTATGTAGATTTAACTACATTTGGAGAACCTAAACTAACAATTCCAGAGTTTTTTGTTATTGAACGACAAATAACACACCAGACGGGAATACGGAAAGGGAAAACCGATACTATGTATAAATTAGTTAATCCATTAACTAAAACTCGTAATTTATCATCAAGAGACGGACACACATCTATACAGATTTTAAGAAAACCAATTACAAATAATTTTATACATTTATCACATAAACCAGACGAACCTATACCATTATCTCTATTTAGCACAAAAGACAGAGAAATTATTAAAACCAATTTTGAGAGTATTGAAACCCATAAAGATAAACCACTAAAAGATATACCAATAAGTAAGTTTTCTAATAAGACCAGAGGACGCCCTGAATTACTACCCAAGAATATAGCAGTTAATTTAAATAGTAATAAATACCCACCAATCCAGTTTAATATAACTGATGAAACCATACCAGAAGATATAATGGATAGTGTAGAAACCAAAATAACCCAGTATATGAAATCCAGAAAATATCCCAAAAAACCGAAACAACCGCCGCAACCGCCGCAACAACCGCAACAACCGCAACAAATCCGTTATAATATAGTTGATAGACCAACCCAACCCCTACCAAATGCACAACAACCAACCCAACCAAAGGCACAAAGGGCACAACTTACGGACTTAACCCCAGAAGAAAAAGCACAACGCCTAAAACAGCAAAAAGCAAAAAGCGCAAAAAGAATATATGACGCAAAACGCAAAGTTGTAGGAAAAATAGGTAATGAAAATAAACAAGACGGAGATGAAGAGGGTAAGGGGATAATATCAAGCATGACAAAGAAAGCAAAAAAAATAAGTAAGAAACTAACTGAATATGGAAACGCCGTTATATATGGTAGAAATGATTATTCCCCAAAAGTTCGTAATATATTAGACCAATACGGCGATAAGATTGTTAGAGGTATTAGAATTAATAGAACCCCAGTTCCAGCATTATTTACGCACATTATGGGGACTATATCTAAAAGTTTTTATAATAATCTGTCTAATGAACCATATGATACTCTATATCATTTATATATAGGCGTATCGTTAGATAATGGTAGTATTGTAAGTATTGAAAAGAATGAGGTTATTAACATGGATATTAACCCAGCGAGAAGACCAGAAACCGAAGAATTAATTGTTATACCAATCCCTCCAAATATGACTATTTTAAGTATGATGGAAGCAACCCATAAACATATGGATAAAAAGTTTTTTACATATAGCGCCAAAAATAATAATTGTCAAGATTTCATATTAGGTATTTTTGACGCAAACCAAATAGGAGATGAAGATGATAGAGCATTCATTAAGCAAGATATGGACGCGTTATTTAAAAATACGGGCGGATTATCTAAAATAGCGGATACTGTCACTAATTTAGGGGGAGCGTTTGATGCATTTATCCAAGGAGCGGGGGTAATGAATGGTGGAGAATTATTTATATCGCCAGAACCAGCGCCTACTAAATGGACTACTGATATGAATGAAGGGGTTGTTAATAAGAAGTCTATGGGGGGGCGTATTAAGTTAGTCAAGGGTAGTAAAGAAGCAAAGGAGTTTATGGCGAATATGAGAGCGATGAGAGGTAAGAAGCAAAAAAACGAATAGAGGGTTTAGGCATTGAACCCCAAAGCAATCAAGGCGGGGCATTAACATTAACCGAAAAAAAGAAATTATCAAGCGATATAAAAACTATAACTAAACAAGATGCCGTAAATGATTATACCAAGTTAGAGCAAATAGGAGATAGTGGAGATATAAATATGAAGTCAAATATAGGTAATAAGTTTGTAGATTACTTTACATTTTACGAAAGATTGAATACAACTCTAAAAGGTAAGATGTCGTTTTATGAGTTTTGGGAACAACGGCATAAATATAAAAATAAGAACTCTGTTAAATCATTATTTAAGTTTGAAGCAGATAAACCTGATAATAAAATATGGTATGATTATTTTAGGTTGTATATGGGGTCTAACAACATGTTTAAATCGGTAATGGCGATGTATCTATATCATAAGTATAACCCAACTTCTATATTAGATTTTACTATGGGTTGGGGTGGTCGGTTAGTAGGAGCAACGGCATTAGATATACCGCATTATATAGGCATAGACCAAAATATTAATTTACAGAAACCATACGAGGATATGGTAAAAGTATTAACCCCATTAACTAAAACAAAAATAACCCTAATGTTTAAAGATGCCTTAAAGGTAGATTATAGTAAGTTAAATTATGATATGGTTTTTACATCTCCTCCATACGACGATATAGAAAAATACAGCAACCAACAAATACCGACCGATTGGGATAATGATTTTTATAAACCGATTATAACAACTACATATAAGTATTTGAAGAATGGCGGACATTATTGTTTAAATATACCAGTAAGTATTTACGATAGATTAGTAATTAAGTTATTAGGAAAAGCAGATGATACTATATTATTACCATTAACGAAACGCAGTAAGACAAGTCAATACAAGGAATACATATACATATGGCGTAAAAAATAGGGCGTTTATATGGTTATTTAGTGTTTATACATATTATTATTGGTCTAAATATGTATAAACAATTAATAATAATATTTTAATTAAAGTTTATCTATGATTATTGGTTATTTCATGCTATTCTATCTTAATTTTTGTATAAATCTCTATTTTTTGGTATTACTAACAACTACTAAATATTGAGTTCCCATTAATGGATTACCTCCATCATACTCACCACCTAATATCATATGAAAATTAAGTAATGAATTAGATATTTGTGATGGGTTTAACCCACATATTAACTCTGTTTTTACCAAAACTTTTAAAATACGCTTACCTTTTAAAATATTATCTCCTACTATTTTTCCTTTACTATTTGCTGGGGTATTATTACCATATAATCGTAATATATTAAACTTTAAGTCATCGGCATCTCTACATCTATTAAACGCATAATCATAAATCTCCGTATATAAATCTTGTTTATGTTTAAAACCTTCAAAATTATACTCGTCCAAAGTCATTAAAATAGGAGTAGGTATATCATATATAGGATATGAATAAGGAATAAACCTACAATCTTTATATAAAATAAACCTATTTACTCTTGCTTCTATCATAATATTCATCTTTCTATCTATGAAATCTTGGGGAGTTCCTACAAAACGCATGATAATTCTCCAAACATCTTCATTAAATAGGTATTCCTTCTTTTCGGTCTTCTTGGTTGCGGTTTTCTTGACGATGCTTGTAGTATTCATTTTATAATATATTATAGGTTATACATTTAAGTTGTTTATATGTCATTTTTTCATATAAACTCCCCCTAATGTTATTTGCCCTAATTAAGTTATAGTATATAGTTATTATACTTATATATTTTTGTTATGGTAAATGGTAATAATAGTAATAGTAATAGTAGTATTATAAGAAATAGGTAGGAAAGGGGGGAGGGGGAAAGGGGGATAATATTACAAACTTTTACATAGAGGACTAACCAAAATAAAAAAATAAAAAAGGAAAACCATTTTAAATAAAAGTTTGTTAAAATCTTCCCCCCTCCCCCTTCCCCTTCTTACCATTAAGTCCAGAGAAGATGTATGCTTAAATTGTTCGCACTATACGGATTTTCTAACCAGTTGCCTTTAATTGCGGTTGCTCTCTGTAAATACCTTATACGCCTAATTTCGTTTTGGTGTTTGGTGTAATCTTCCATCGGTGGGGCATACTGGCCAAAATGTATAAATCCATTAGGCGATAATACCATATATTTTTTAGTTTTGTGAGTGCTTATATAGAGTTGGGTATTTTTGCCTAAATATTTGTCTAAATTACATCTAACTTTTTGTGGATTACTATATTTAATTAATTCGTCATATTTTTTATCACTATCCATTTATATAATGGTTGATATTTATTTAGTGATTATTTATATAAGTTATATGGGATTACATGCGACATATTGTATAATTTTTACAATTTGGTATAATATGATTGGTGGATTACTATTGTATAGGGGTGTATAGGGGTGTATAGGGGTGTATAGGGGTGTATAGGGGTGTATAGGGGTGTATAGGGGTGTATAGGGGTGTATAGGGGTGTATAGGGGTGTATCCCTCATTTCTTCACATAATTTAATAACATTGCGGGAGATGTTCCCATATCTTCGGTAGTGTTTTCAATATCCTTGCTCTCGTCCATATGCTTTTTGTATCGTTCCGTTAAATAAGTATGTCTAAAATTATTAACAGATACTTTCTTACCTCCAAAAATCTTGTTAAATCTCTGCGTCAATTTAACAGCGTTAAGTGGGTTAAGGTTGCGGTCAAATAATAATGTATTCGTAGGGTTCATACTTATCCATTTTGTTAAAATGCTCTTTAATGGTTTTGGTATTGTTAGACACTGCTCGCCGTAAAACTTGGCGGTCTTGTAAGTATTAAAAACCAGTTCGTTCTTATCTAAATAATTATGTTGCCCTCGATCGCCCTTTATAATGAAATCGCAGTAATCTAAACTACGACGAGGCGGTATGAAAATACCCCCTAAAAGAGATAAGATAATAAAGGATTGAATATTTTGTAAGTCTATTGGTTTAAGGTGTTTCTTTTTATAAATTAAGTCTGTTTCAGTTTTAAGGTCAGTCCAGACTTCTTGTATATCATTACTACTAACCCAATTATCTTTTTGAGTTTCGGTTTTTTCTTGTTTATGTATTTGTGTATTATAGTCGCGTATATCCCCCAACATAAGACTACGATATTCTTTGTCATCTGTAATAACTACTAATGCGGATAATATGGTCTTTCTACGATTTGGCGGCATATCTTTTAAAAACTTGATTACTTTTTCTGTATCCTTAAACTTGGATAGGTCGTAGTCTTTATCGTCATATACTTTTTCGTATAGAGATTTAAGAGTGGAGGAATACGATTTAATACTTGTAGGCGATAAAGCAGGGCGTTTATTCTTAATATATTCTTTAATTTTATCAGTCATATAATTTAGATAAATATTAAAATCATTGCGTTTAACTTTAATTTATTTTGTATCTGTATAATTTATATGGATATTAAGAGAAGTCTTAACAACGATTTAACCTATGGATTGAGTATGGAGGATAAAGTTATGAATAAATTAGCATGTATATTTGGTGATAGTTTGAAAAATACAAAAGAGTTATATAATAATGAATATTGTATTTACGATTTTGAGAGAGATGACGGCGCCAGTTTTGAATTGAAATGTAGGCGTAATACTAAATACGCTTACTATACAACCATTATACCCGTTCATAAGGTTAGACATGTAGAAACTAACCAGTATTTCGTATTTCGTTTTACGGATAAATTATGTTATATTTTGTATGATAAAGTAGTATTTGATGGATTTGATACTCGTATAATTAGTGTTTATCGTAGCGGAGCATCTCCAACCCCACAAAATCATTATGAAATACCAGTGCATTTATTAATAGATATTTCGTAGTTTATATGAAAAAATCGCCATATAAACCCCCCCAGCATAACTTTTATTTTTGATAATTGTAAAAATATAATTTACTTCATTATGCTCTCATACCAAAAAAGGGGAAGGGGGAGGGGGGAAGATTTTTACAAACTTTTATTTAAAATGGTTTTCTTTTTTATTTTTTTATTTTGGTTTGTCCTCTATGTAAAAGTTCTGTATAAACCTCCCCCTTCCCCTCCCCCCTGTCCTACTTCTTACCTATTTCTTATAATACTACTATTACTATTACTATTATTACTATTTACCATAACAAAAATATATAAGTATAATAACTATATTACAAAATATACTTAAAAAAGGGCAAATAACATTAGGGGGAGTTTATACAAAAATTAAGAAAATACCTTCGTAAATATTATCTTTTAGTATATTATAATGGACGCAAAAATGTTAAAGATTAAGGCATCGCAAAAGCAGTTAAGCAGATTGAGAAACGGACACCGAGTATTGATAAAAAAAGAAGAGATGGAAGGGGGAGGTATTAATTTGTTAGTTAATCCACAAACATATAATCCAGTCATTAAAGCATTTAGTAAAAATAAAGGTATATTAGTGCAATTAACCCCTGATGAAATCTTACTTAATAAAGCGCAAGGAGCAGATGCAGAGGGTAGTGGTATTTTTGGTAAAAAGTTTGATAGAGCAGTTGGTAAAGTTATTGGTAAAAAGGCACAGAAGGTCGTATATGATGTCGCTGATAAAGTTGGGAAACCTATTGTTAAAAAAGCAATTAAGGATTTACAGAAATACGCCCCTGAACTTGGAGCAACCGCTCTCTCTGGTCTCGCTACTGCTACTGGAAATCCAGAACTCGCACCCATGGCGGCGGAGTTGGGTAGTAAGTTGGGAAAAATAGCGGGAGATGCTGGGGCATCATATGCAAATAAGAAATTAGACGGCAAAGGATTAACCCCGAGAGGTATGGGTCTTACTCCTGTTGGCGTTGGATTATATACTGGGTCAAGAGTAATGGGACGGGGTAAATTAAGGGAAGTATCCAGTATAAGTTGTGGGGGGGGATTATTGAGAACACAGTCTCATCTACCTCCTGCATTAATGTCGCAACCATATAGTGCTAATTTTCAATTTCAACATACTCTACCACCCGCATATACTCAACATATTAAAGGAAATGGATTTAATCCCGCATAATGAGTGAAACCCCTAATATACCCATACCCCCCTATATGAGAAAAACCCCTTTTAGAAAAAGGGAACAAAAATATATAAGTCGTCGTTTGGGGGCGATGCCCCAATTAGTTATTTAGACCAAATTAATTTATCTCTTAATTATATAGAATGCTTACTGATATTCAATTAAAGGTTTTGTCTAAAAAGATGGGGTTTTCGTTAGAAGAAGTAGTTTTTAAAGACGAACTACCTAAAAAAGTAAAGTGTAATATGGGATATATAATTAATTTAGAAGATGAGTTTGACGACGAAGGACATAAAAATACTGGAACTCATTGGACGGCATTATACATTAAACATTTTAAACATAATGGGATTGATACTTACGAACCTATTTATTTTGACCCGTATGGAGTGCCCCCGAGTGAATGGATTAAAAAATGTGTAGAAACTACATGCGGTAAGAAACTACCCTATACAACCAAAGATATACAGAGTTTAATGAATAATTCCTGTGGTTGGTATTGTTGCGCTTTCTTACATTTTATTAATGTATTTGCGTATCGTAGTAAGGATTTGTATGAAGATGTTAATGGATTTATGGATTTGTTTGATGATTTAAATACCAGCATAGATTTTAAGAAAAACGAATATATCCTTAAAATGTTTTTTCAATCTAACGATGCCTCTAAACGAAAAGATATTGATGTATTACCAAACCCCGATACGATTAATGGCGAAGATGTTGGGAATGGAGTGGATTTATTGAAAATACCAGTTGGAGTTAATATTATGAATACACCTACAAGTAGGTATTAAGGGACTACTTCTTCGTAGTATGGGGCGAAACCCATACCCCTATACACCCCTATACAATAATGAGGGAAGGGGAAGGGGGAGGGGGGAAGATTTTTACAAACTTTTTTTTAAAATGGTTTTCATTTTTATTTTTTTATTTTGGTTTGTCCTCTATGTGAAAGTTTGTAATATTATCCCCCCCCTCCCCCTCCCCCCTTCTTACCTATTTCTTATAATACTACTATTACTATTACTATTCTTACCATTTACCATAACAAAAATATATAAGTATAATAAC